GCGCAGGCCAAGCGCGAGGCGGCGCGGGCCGAGTTGGCCGAGATCGAGCTGGCGCAGAAGCGCGGCGATCTAATGCCGATGGCGGAAGTTCAGGCAAGCGCCGACCAGGCGGCCCGCATTGTCCGCGACGCTTTTCTCGCCTTGCCGGATCGGGTGGCGGCGCTGCTGATCGGTCAGGACGAACGGCAGATGGCGGCCATCTTGCGGGCCGAAGTGCGTGCTGCATTGCAGCGCATTTCCGAGGCAGTCGCCGGGGAATCGTGAGCTATCTGTCGGCATACGCCTGCGCGGTGCTACCGGAACCGGACCTTTCCGTGTCGGAGTGGGCCGACCGCCACCGGATCCTGGATCAGGCCGCATCGAGCGAGCCCGGGCCGTGGCGAACCAGCCGGACGCCGTACCTGCGGGAGATCATGGACTGCCTGTCGGCGACGCGGCCCGAGCAGGTAATCGTGTTTCGCAAGGGCGCGCAGATCGGCGCGACCGAGGCCGGCAACAACTGGATGGGCTATGTCATCCACCACGCGCCGGGGCCGATGCTGTACGTCACGCCGACCGTGGAGATGGCCAAGCGCGCCAGCAAGTCCCGCCTCGCGCCGATGCTGGCGGCAGTGCCCGAGTTGAGCGCGAAGGTATCCAGCCCACGCGCCAGGGACACGGGGAATACGCTGTTCCAGAAAGACTTCGTGGGCGGCACGCTGATCCTGACCGGCGCCAATTCCGCAGTGGGCCTCAGGAGTATGCCTGCCCGCTACCTGTTCCTGGACGAGGCCAGCGCCTACCCGGCCGACCTGGACGGCGAGGGCGATCCCATCGACCTGGCGCTGCGGCGCACGGCGACGTTCCGGCGCAATCGCAAGGTGTTTATCGTCAGCACGCCAACGCTGGTTGGCGTGGACGCCATCGAGCCGTTCTACGAGCAGTCGGACAAGCGCGAGTATTTCGTCCCGTGCCCCGACTGCGGCGAGTATCAGACCATCGAGTGGGAGCGGCTGCAGTGGAACAAGGCGACGCCCGAGCAGGTTGCGTTGGCCTGTCAGCATTGCGGGTCGTTGATCGACGAGTCGGCCAAGCACGTCATGCTGCCGCGCGGCGAGTGGCGGGCGACGCAGTCTGGCAACGGGCATTCGGTCGGCTTCCATCTGTCCAGCCTGTACTCCCCGCTCGGGTGGTATTCCTGGCGCGATGCGGTGCGGGACTGGCTAGCGTCCGAGGGCTCGGCCGAGAAGCGCAAGACGTTCGTCAATACTGTGCTCGGTCAGCCGTGGAAGGAGATTGGTGAGTCGGTCGATGCCCACCCGCTGATGGCGCGGGCCGAAACCTATGCGGCCGAGGTGCCTGAGAAGATCGGCCTGTTGACCGCCGGCATCGATGTCCAGGCAGACCGCATCGAGCTCGAGGTCGTCGGCTGGTCGAGCGGCGAGGAGTCCTGGTCGATCGACTACCGCATCCTGCCCGGCGTCACGGCCCAACCGGAAGTCTGGGATGATCTGGCCGAGGCGTTGCGGCAGACCTACCGGCACGCGCGCGGCGCGGACATGCCGATTGCGGCGGCCGGGCTGGACACCGGCTATCTGCCGCGCATGGGCTACGAGTTCTGCCTGCGGTTCGGGTCGGCGACCGTCTGGCCGCTCAAAGGCGTGGAAGGCGCACGGCCGGTGGTCGAGAACGTGCTACAGCGGGCGCGGCGGCTGGCCAACCGGCAGGGCAAGCGCATCCGTCCGCAGTTGGTCGGGGTGGACGAGGCGAAGTCGATCCTCTACCGGCGCCTCGCCAAGGTCGTCGCGCCCGGGCCGGGGTACTGCCACTTCCCAGCCGACCGGCCGGAGGAGTGGTACTTGCAACTGACCGCCGAGCAACTGATGACCGCCGTCAGCAACGGCGTTCCGGTGCGGCGCTGGACTCGCCTGCGCCCACGCAACGAGGCGTTGGACTGCAGGATTTACGCCTACGCCGCGCTGAAGCTGCTCGATCCAGACCTCGACACCGCCGCGCGCAAGATGGCGGCGTGGGAAAAGCCGGCGCCGAACTTCACGGCGATGCCGCTACCCGGCCAGCGTCGCCAGCCCATAGGCCACAAGCCGCCGCGGCCGAAGTATTAATCAAGTTTCCGCTACCACAAAAACACGCTTTCGGTCAATTCTGACAATTTGGCAGACAGCCACCGGTCGGCTATAAGCCGGCCATGACACTGGCCGAGGCGCAAGCCGCACTCTCGACCATCGAGGCGATCCTGAGCGGATCGTCCGACAACCTGCGCTCGGTCACCTTCGGCGACCGCACGGTCTCGTATCAGGACAAGTCCACGGCCGAGCTCGAGCGCATCGCCGACCGGCTGCGCCGGGACATCGCACGGGCGTCGGGGCGGCCGAGCCGCACGGTGTCCCGCTTCAACCTGAACTACTCGCCCTGATGGCCGCGGTCGTCAAGTTGCCGCTCGCCTACCAGGCCGGGTCCAGCAACAAAGACCATTCCCTGCCGCCCGCCAAGGGCAGCGCCGACGCCGACACCGCGACGGCATCGACCCGCCTGCGCGACTGGGCGCGGTGGATGGATCAGAACGTCGATGTGGTGACCGGCGCCCTCGACAAGCTCGCCAACTTCATCGTCGGCGCCGGCATCACCATCGAGCCGATGGTGCGCGACCGCAAGGGCCGGCTGCTGCAGAAGGTGAACGAACAGGTCCGCCGGGTCTTGCTGGACGAGTCCATCCCCGGCTGCTGGTCGCGCGACGTGAACGTCACCGGCGAGTTCACCAGGGGCGAGCAGGAGTGGACAGTGTGCCGGTCGTGGCTGCGCGACGGCGAGGTGTTCGCGCGGCGCATCACGCGCCGCGTGACACCGGCCGCGGTGCCGCACCTTGTGCAGTTGATCGAACCGGACTGGGTGCCGCTGGAACTGCTCCAGGTTGCCGGGACGGGCCGCAACGCCATCGTGCAGGGCATCGAGAAAGATGCCTGGGGCAGGCCGCTTGCTTACCACTTCTACCAGCGGTCGGCGTCCGACATCTGGCTGACCGGCGCCGCCGGCTGGGCGCAGGCGACCGAGGCGATTCCGGCCGCGCAGATCTCGCACTTGAAATTTACCCGGCGGCGCATCAGCCAGACGCGCGGCGTGCCGATGTTCCACGCGGCCATTTACCGCCTGGACGACGTGTCCACCTTCGAGGAGGCATATCGCGTCGCGGCCAAGATCGCAGCCCACATCATCGGCCACATCAATCGCGCGCCGGATACCGTCAGCTATGACGGCAAGACCTCCTACTCGGTCGAAAGCGACGACCGCACCAAGGACCGGTCATTCTGGGACATGGAGCACGGCCAGATCCTGTCGGACCTTCTGCCGGGCGAAAGCCTGCAGTGGTACAAGCCCGAGATCCCAAACCCCGACGCAACGCCGTTCATCGACGACCAGTTGCGGCGCGCAGCGGCCGGTTTCGGCCTCGGCTACAGCACCTTTGCTGGCAAATACGACAAGGCTTTCTCTGCCGCTCGGCAGGAGCAGTCGGAAAACTGGCCAAACATCGAGACGCTGCGCGCCCAGTTCATCAGCGATTTCGTCAGGCCGGTCGAGTACGAGCCCGCGCTGCGCGCGGCGATGTTGGCCGGATTGATCCGCTTCCCGCGCGAGGCTGATCCTGCGACCTACTTCTCGGCCGACTTCCGCGGCCCGGCCCGGCCGACCATCGACGACGAAAAGCAGGCGACAGCCGACAAGCTGCTGCTCGAGACGCGCATGGACTCGCGCTGGGGCCGCATCCGCGAGCGTGGCCGCGACCCGGTGCGCGTGGATGCCGAGATCGAGGCCGATCCGATGCAGCAGGCGCTGCCGCTCGACGCACCGCCGCTGGATACGCCAGAGCCTGACGACGACAACGAGGAGGCGACAGAGTGAACCGCTACCACCTGCAGGCCAAGGGCCAGCAGCGCGCCGAGCTTCTCATCTATGGCGACATCGGGCAGAGCTGGGACGCCGAGGAGTCCATCGACGCCAAGGCCGTCGCCGAACAACTGGCTGGCGTGCGCGGCGACCTCGACGTTCGCATCAACTCGTTCGGAGGCAGCGTGGCGGACGGGCTGGCGATCTTCAACGCACTGCGCCGGCACGGCGGTCAGGTGACGACCCACATCGACGGGGTGGCGTACTCGATCGCCAGCCTGATCGCGATGGCCGGAAATCAGGTCCGCATGGCCGAGAACGGCGTGCTGATGATTCACGCGCCGTGGGGCATGGCCGTCGGCAATGCGCCGGACATGCGCGACATGGCCGAGATGCTCGACAAGCACGCCGAGGCGATGCTGACCAGCTACCTGCGCGACGGCGGGCCTGACGCGGAGATCGTCCGCGGCTGGCTCACGGACGGCGCCGATCACTATTTCACCGCGCAAGAGGCCAAGGATCTCGGGCTTGTGGACGAGGTCACCGAAGAACTGCCAACGCTGCAGATTGCTGCTGCGCTGATGCAGGACGCACGACGTTATCACCTACCTGCGGCCCAGCGCCGCGCTACACCAGGAGACGCCGAAATGGCAGAGAACGTGACTCCTGGCGTCTCTGAGACGCCGGACATCGACAAGGCACTGAACACTCATTCGCGCACCGTCAAGGCCGCGATCGACAAGGGCGTCAAGAGCGAGGCCAAGCGGCGCGACGACATCGCCGCCGTGTTCGCCGACTTCTACGACGGCGATCCGCTTAACCCGGTGACGGCCCTGCACGACGAGTGCATGGCCGA